TGTCCGAGCAGGCGCTCAGGAGACAGGTTAGGGAGGTCGCTATGGTGAGCGCCACTCCCCAGCGGCTGGTGGTGGTCATTGGGGCTCATTTCGCCTCGAGGATGGTCTTGAACGCGGCATCGACCTTTTCGGGATGGTCGGCCATGTCGGGACTAATTTCGTAGTGAACCCAGGCGGCTCCTGGTGAGCCGATGGTGGGTTTGTCGTAAATTTTCCAGGCATGTCGGTCACAGCGCCAGCCGGCGCCGTGTTGGCCTGGTTGGACGCGGTTGCCGTAGTCGTGGATTTCCTCGATGCCGAGTGTGTCGGCGTGACGCTCGAGGAAGGTGATGGCGGCGATGATCTGGTTGGGGCCGCCTCCAAGGTCCGCCGCCCGGCCGGTCGCATGAACGGACAACGGCGGGTTAGGTTGGCCGGATCGGACCGGTCGATTGGAATGGATGCCGAGGTTCTTCATCTGAAACAGGAACCTCATGTAGTCCTGAAAGCGGATGGTGCCGGGGCGTGGGCCGTTGGCGGGGTCGGTGTTGCCGGTGTACGGCCGACCACCGGCGGCGGGTTCGGCGGGTTTCTTTTTAGTTGCCATACGGATCAATCCATCCCGGCTGTTGGCGGTAGTGGATGTTGCCTGCTTCAAGGCTGGCGACGATTTCGGCGGCCCACTGGTGTGCTCCGTCTGCGTCGGCCCATGGGCCAGGCCGGTCTACTTCAACGCCGTTGATGGTGACGCTGACGTAAAGGTCGTCGGTGACTGTTGCGAGGTAAGTGTTCATCGGTTACTCGGCATTCCTGAACTGTGGCATCCGCAGATGATGTTGCCGGAAGGTTGGGTTCGGCTTGACCATGTTGTGCCATCGGAGGATGTTTGGAAGCCGCTGAACACAAGTAATCCGTTATTATCGGACATTCCGAAGTAAGGGATTCCGCTGGTTGTGGCTGGTGTACGATCGGTCCAAGTAGTGCCGTTAGTTGAACTTTCGATGTCCACAGTAAGTACGCCTGTAGTACAAAGTGCGGCGATGACGGTTGTGTTGGCCGCAAAGTAAGCCACTCCACCTGACGCGATTGTGATTGCCGATGTTCGTGCTGTCCATGTTGTGCCATCGGTGCTTGATGCGAATGCGCCGGTTGTGCCGGAGTCGTTACCTCCAACCCAGATCGACTGTCCCTTGAAGTAAACAAGGTCGTTTACGGTACTAAGCGTTGAGGTTCTGCTAGTCCACGTTCCTGTCGGATCAGTCGCCGTGTAAAAGCCCGAAGCGTCGTCAGCAATAATCCACAGGCCGTTTCCCCATGCGACTTTGACAACGTTTCCGCCGATGCCAGTCGTTTTTTGTGTCCAGTTGATTCCATCAGTTGAGTAGGCAACTTTAGTCGGACTGTTTCCAACTGCGACCCAGTAGCCGTTGCCGTAGGCAACATCGTTGATGTGATTTGTCCCGAATGATGATGTGCGTTGCGTCCATGTCGTACCGTCCGGCGATGTTGCTAACTTCCCGGATTCTCCTACAGCGACGTACAGATCGCTGGTGTTTGAGGCCACAGCGTTGATGAGTGTGGTACTGAATGATGATGTTCGGCTTGTCCACGAGCCGTTAGCGACTGTTGTGGATGTCGAGGTGTAAAGTTCTCCGCTTTGACCTGCCACGATCCACAAGTAAGGCAGGGTGCCTGCGGCGCCGCCTCCGGTAGCGGCCGAGACTGCGGGAATCATGCGCTGGTGTTCCCGAACAACACCCACTCATCCGTCGCCAACTTCATCAGACACACCACGCCGTACTGGCCGTTGATCTTTGTCTTGGAGCCGTTCGAGCGGATCGTCGTCGTCGCCGGAGTTGAGGCCGAAACGGTGACCTGACCGGCGCCGCCCTGATACAGCAGGATCTGAGTCCCAATGGCGAAAGCGACCGAAGCGTTCGTCGGCACCGACAAGGTGATGGCCGAGGCGTTAGTCAAAGTGATGGTCTTGGCGGCGTCGCCCAGGACGAGCGTGTAGGTCGTGCCGGTCTGGGCGTTCAGTTGGAGCGCCGCCAGGTCGTTTACGCCACCAGCGATCTGGTTCACGTTGGCGGCCGCCAGCACCTGACCGTCGGTATAAGCAGCTGAAATGGGATAAGTGGTTGCCATGAGACTCCTAGAGAGTGTTAGTGCCGAGAATACCGTATTGGCTTGAGCCGAGGATGAAGGCCGTGCTCAACGGCTCGCGGGTGATCAAACGGGTCGTCCAGGTTTCGGGGGTGATGTCGTGCTCAACGCCTTGGACGGTGATACGAAGATCAAGGACGCTGGTGGGTGTTTGAGTGCGGGTGACGTAGATCGGGTCGCCGAAGTCCAGATCAAGGGCCGGTAGGACTCGGTTCGTGTCGCTTGAGAGGTCAAGGGTGATGGACTCGATGCGGATCCGAGGGGTTTTACGGTAGTTCAGGATCAGGTTGGCGATGTTCAGTGCCTGTGCGTTGTTGCGTCCCAGCAGCTGTGTTTCGGTGTAGGTGCGAGTGAAGTAGTCGGCGATCGACGTTGCGTCGGAGGCGATCTGGGCAGTGCCGCCGTGGTTCGTTACGGACACCACATTTGAGAGCTCTGTTTCGTCGAAGGCGACGTCAAGCTCCTGGTAGCGAATTCCTGCGCCTGTGTCGGAGAAGTCGATGGCTGTGCCGGACGCTTCCTGGCTGATCGTTGAACGGGACTTGAATCGGGCATTTCCGTTCGGATCCATGTAGAAGGCGCCGAGCTCGGTGGATTCGACTGTCTGGATCGCTCCTAGGACGCTTCGGAGGCCGCCTGGGTCGTTCTGGAGTTCTTGGGTTCCGGTGTCGATTTCTCGCATGTCGGCGGGCCAGTCGATCATGTCAAGAATCTGGTTGATGCGAGCGCCTGGCAGGTCGCCGGTTGAAGCTCCGGTCACAGAATCCACGTTGGACAGGGCAAGCAAGCGGAAACCGTCGTTCGCGGTGATGGTGACTCGAGCGAAGTCGGTGCCTTTGGGCCATTCCCAGTCCCATGAGCTGATGAACCCTGAGAAGAGTGCGTATTCCGTGCCCTGGTAGGTGGTGGTCACTTTGACCTGGCGCATCGGGAGGATCTGACCGTAGTAGGGGCCGGATGCGTTGTCTGGGTTCCAGTCGCCTGTGAAGTCCCACCAGGAGATCGTCGCTTGTCCTGGTGTGTATTGCTCAAAGATACGGTCGCGGCCGCGTCGGATTGAAATTCTGTCCACGTCGTCGCTGATGTCCACGACTTGAACGGTGGACGTTCCGAGGATGTTCGTGCCCAGGATGCCGTTGATCGCGTCACCCAGGACGAGCACGTTCCCGAACGATGCGCCAGTGCCGAGGCGGAGGCGGACGACAGGCTGACAGGGGAGGGTCATGTGTTGGAGTACACCAGCTGTGAGCCATTGCGCTGACTGTTCACGAGGCCTTTACGGATGGTTTCCACCAGGTCACGTTCGCTGGTCACGGATCCGGCCACGTTCACGGTCACGGAGGGTTGCGAGCTGGCAGCTGTGCTCGAGAGCAGGTTTGCGGATTTCGTGGTTGCTGTGCCTTTGCCGAAGCCGGAGAAATCAAGTCCTGGTGGGATGTAGTAGCTGCGACCGTCGGGCCCGACCACGTTCACTCCACGACTACGCGATTCGGATGGGGTGTCGCCTGGGCGGACGGTCGTGCCGCCTGAAACGCGGACGTTTACCACTCGATCTCGAGCGAGCTCATCAAGCAGCCGTTTGGCTTCCGCGAGATTTCCTGAGTCAAGCGCGACGAGGATTTCGGTCTGTTTTTCAGCGGGAACATCTCCGAGGAGTTCGATGTAGTCCGCGACGTCGCCATACAGGTCATCGAATGCTTCTTGAGCTGCTCGGATCGCTTCAGGTGTTTTTTCCTCTAGAGCAGTACCAGCTGCCGCAGCGACATCGTCGAATGATTGCTCGACGTTGCGGAACGCGTCTCTCATGTCAAGTTTCCCGAGGAGAGTGCTCCATTCGTCGGTCAGTTCGGACACTTTGTCTGCTGTGTCCTCTGATTCGTCGCCGAGATCCTCGATCTCGTCTCCGGCGTCTTTGGCTTTTATCGCTCCGTCTGCCAGTTTTACATTTATTTTCGTAAGACTGTCCCACAGGCCGTAGCGGAAGGTCCCGAATCCAAGCTTTAGGATGTCTATAAGCTTGTCGGATTTTTCAAGTACTGGTGTGATTGCCTCGGTCAGATCGGTCAGGATCGGAATGAGTTCGGATCCGACAATCAGTGCGAAGTCACCCAGGGCATCGTTCAGTGCGTCTTGGGCGTCGCGTAGATCTTTGGCTTTTTGGACTTCTTCTTCGTTGATAATTTTTGCGTCTGAGACGTCCTCGAGACGGGCGATGATTTCGTCGGATCCCATGTTCACCAGGTCGGCCAGTTCCCTCCAGCTTTTGCCGAACAGTTGTGTCGCGATCTTGGCTTTATCGGCTGGATCTTTGATGTTTTTCAGGGTGTCGATGACTTCAAGAAAGGTTGCCTGGGGGTCGTAGGTTCCGTCTTTGTGTTTCTTCATTTCGACGCCCAGATCAGCGAAATAATCTTCGCCTTTGGACGCCTCTTTGTTCATCTTATTTATGGCTCTTTCGATCGTGCCTGCGTCGATGTCGATGTCGCCTGCTACTTCTGTCCAGCGGGACGCTTCATCCAAGGTGAGGCCTGTCGCGTCACGGAACTTGTCCACCGACAGGGATAGATCGATCGCGCTTCCTGCGGCCGCTGCGAATGTCGCGGCGTTGGCTTTCATGTAGTCGGTTGCCGCTCCGAACCCTGCTTTCAGTTTGCCCATGCCGCCTTCGGCTTCGGCCACTTTGCCTTTGAAGTGTGCGAATCCAGCCTCAGCTGACTTGAGGCCCTTATCGACAAACTCGGTAATGATCGGAATGTTGATCGCCATTAGCGCCTCACCTTCATCAGGATTTTGTTGGCTTCACGCTCGACATCGGCGACAATCTTCGCGATCTCGGATTGCGAATCGGACAGCTTCGCTTCGGCTGAGGGCCACATGAAACGGGAGGCCGGTGCGCCGAAGGTGCTGTTCAGTTTGGCCGCAAGGAACTGTCCCTGGCCGACTATCGCGTGACCTTTGGGACGATTTGCGTAAGCGCGCGTCCGACCAGAAAACTCGATCTTATTGACCTTTCCGGCCATGTCAGCGATCGCGGTCGGCGCATCGTAGGTGCGGATCCGGATCGTCGAGAGCGTCTCGTAGGTTGCGCCGCGCATCACCTGGGCTCGTTTGCGAGCGCGACGAGTGTTGATGTCCACCTTCACAGGTTTTAGCACTCGAGCTCCAGTGCGGCCCTGATGGTCAAATCCGTCGATCTGCTTGATCGGTGCTTTCGCCTGGTTGATGAGATCCACGGTCGGTTTAGCGACCTGCCGGAAACGCTTACCCAGTTCGCGACGGAGCTTCGGGTTTACGGACTGAATGGTTTTTAGATCATCTTTCAAGCCTTGGATCTGGATGGACATTCCGCTCATGGTGCTCATCGCTGGTTCTGTCCTTTCTGATCCATCTCCACTAGAAGCCTAACGATCTCATCGACCAGGCTTGGGGGAGTGTTCAAGAGATCCAGCGGACTCACATGAAGTCGGATCGCGAGCTGTGCGATCAGGTTCGTGTGAGTGCCAGCTATTCGCCTTTTGGGAGAACGCTGATGTCTTTCACTTGCTCGATGAAGTTCGGCCACACCTTGATCGTGATGCCAGCCTTTCGGCAGGCTTCGTAAGCGAGGTAGTTCACTTGCTTGAACTTCACTGGGTTGAACATCCCCTCGGCAACCTGTCCTGGGTGGTGATCCTCCCAGGCGCAGGCCACTGCGTAGGTGATGGGAACGATGTGCTCGGTGTCGTCTGTTAGGACGACCTTCAGATTCATTCCGATCATGTCGGGACTCCTTTGTTACGGGGTGATGTCGCGCACCCAGGTTCCACCGGTGAAGGTGACCTGGACGGTTTCGAGCTCCCCTACCGTACCGCCGACAGCCTGGAAGTTTGACAGGAACGCTCCGGTGATCTGGTACTCGGGGTTCGATGCGCCGACCGTGGTGTTCTCCTGCTTGATCGTGATGGACACTGCGTCGTCGCCCACGATGTCTGCCAGGGTTGCCTCGACGGAACCTGCTCCCAGGTTCTTGTAGAGGGTTGCGGTCACTTCGACGGTCTGGAGGCCTTTCGTGTAGGTGCGACCGGATGCGCCGAAAGTGGTTGTCTCGAGCTGGTCGTAGCCGACAGTGAGGGTGGCTGCCGAACACTGGTCGGTGAAGTCCACTGATGCGATGGTGATGACGGGGTTCGTCAGGTTGGCCACTACAGCCATGTTTGTCTCCTTAGTTTCGGCGAGCTGATACTCGCACTGTTAGGTCGTAGCAGGGCAGATCTTGTCCGCCGATGTTGATCGATCCTGGTCTGCCCTGGGTGATTGCCAAAGCTGAGTCCATGATGGTATCGCACTGGGTGAGTAGCCAGTCGAGCGCATCCTGGTTCGCGGGTGGTGCGGCCAGGATTGAGAGCTCGAAGGTAATGTCCGCGATGTTCGAGTTGAAGCAATCGAATGTGGGCGGGTTCATCAGTGCTGTCATAGGACGCAGGTTGCGCGCGTCGGTCACCACTTTGTAGCCGAGTGCTTCGACAGTGGCTTGGACGCTGTTGCGTGCCTCGATGAAGATTCCGGAGGCCACTCATGCCACCTGCGCTCGGTTGATCCCGAGTAGGCGCATGATTTCGCCGTGGGAAAGTGTGGGTGTGCCGCCGCCCATTCCGTCGAACGATGCGAACGAGTCCACAGCGCCGCGTTGCCGGTAGAGGCTGGCGGCATACATGGTGGTTCCTAAGGTCACTGCTCCGGATGGGCTGGTGGTGAGACTGTCGTGGTATCCGGCGGCGACTCTGCGACGGAACGCCCAGGCGTTCGCAGCTGAGACACAGGTGCTGATGAAGGCCGTGTCGTTCGCTGTTGCGGCCGCGATGCCGAGCC